GTGTCGTCTTCTAATACATTATTTATGAATTGTTCTTTAACTTCTGAATAGTTTACATCACCTTTTGTTTTATGCAAACTTAAAATTATCCTTTTGAAGTATCTTTCTCCAACTACTTCTATATCTGCTTTTAGCTCATCACTGGAACCATAGTAATCCTTCCAGTTAGATTCTTTTCTAACACGGCGAGACTTTCCAGCTTGTTTTCTGATTGTGTAGAAATATTTGCGACCAATATATTTGCGACCATTGGTGAGATTTGTAATCATATAAACAAATCCAAAGTAATCACCAATGTCTTCTGACTCAAAGGTTAGACCTTCAAACACCCATGGGTTATCGTATGTCGTCATCTTCAAAATCATAATTATCTTCTATAAAATCATCATCGTCATCGTATTCTTCAGGTAAATCACTTCCGCAGAAAGGACAAAACTGTAAATCATACTCATATGTTTGATTTACTGAGATGTCAAATATAGCTCCACATTGATCACATTCGCATTCTATTACTACGTCTTTTGGCTCAGACATCTATGCTCCTCTGTCTATACAATTTTGTAATATTCTTTCACGCTCCTCATCATCACTATATAGCCATTCACGTATCTCATCTTTAGTCCGAAAACACCCTAGACAAATATTATTTTCGTCTAGGGTGCAAATATTTATACAAGGAGACTCAACTGTTCCTATATTTCGCATCCGCCCGCGACGCATGCTAGCTCCTGTGCACCTTCTGTCATATCTGAGCTTTCATACTCAGATAGAATACTCCAGTCAACATTTTGTGGCATTTGAGCTTTTAGCTCTTCGTATTCTTCAACACCACAATCTTGGTATGGAGCTTGGCGGTATGTATGATCTGAGAATGGAAGGAATGATACACCAGACATCCAATCAAAGTTTTTATACACCCATGAGCCAACTTCCATCCACTCATGTTCTTTGACTGAGATAGTTACTGATGGCTTATGCTCACACCAACTCTTTTGATATGTTAACCAAAGCTCAAGCTGTTCAATAGCTGTCATGTCTGTACGGAACACAGCATTCTCTGGTGCCTTCATTGGGAATGAAAACACTGAAGTATGTTGTGGTTTCATTACATCATCTTCAACTGGAAACCCTGCATCTACCATCATTTTGCACAACGGGTCTTTCTTGTCCGCACGTACTGTTCTGATGTAGTAAGGATTGTGACGTGCATGAATACCACTCGCAGAATCCACTAGTTGGGATACTGTACCTGAGGGTTTCACGCAAGTTACTGCTGTTGCTTGATTGATTCCAAGTTTCTCTGCCCATTTCTTGTTCACCTCGACGGCATGGTCTCTTAGCTGCTCTAGGCGTTCAGCTAGACCTTCTTTCTTTCCATTTGTGAGTTCGGAGTCCATAATACCAGTAAGAGAGACACCAAGTAGTCTTTCTTCTTCACAGTTGTTTTTCCAACCTTTATTTATGTACTTAAAGTTAGTAAGTGTAGATTGGAATGTTCCCATAATAGCTGCAAACTCTACTTTACGCATCAGGTCATCCATAGAGTCACCTTCACGTACAACAGCTTCTGTCAGATTACAGAACTCTTCATCACGTAGAATAATCTCTGAACATGGATTGGTACCAAACTCATAGTTGGCATCTCTACGACCAGAACGTGATGCAGCCATCTGAGCTGACTCACGATTAAAGATACCACGCTCACCTGACTTTGAGTCGTACAATGCTTTCCACTCATCCATAAAGATACCAATGTCTGGCTTTTCTGTATATGCTGCTGAGTTATTGGCAAGTGCACGTTGTGCTTCGTTTTCCCACCATTGTCCTGCCTTAGCGTGCCTCATACGGTCGTCAGAAAGATTAGAGAGGGATATTAGTGCTGATCTACGTACACCACCTACAACAACAATCTCTGCAATCTTACATACAAGATCGTGACATTCAAGGGACGTCAACTTACGGCCTGCTGCATTCTTAAATACATCAACTGTGAAACGGAATAGATCGTCTAGTGGTTCTGGACCAGATGAACGACCACCAAATGTTTTTAACACAGCACCAGCAGGACGAAGTTTGGACAGATCCCAAGTAGGTATCTGTCCTGCGTACAGCAGAGCAATCAGTTCCTTCAAACCTTTTGCCCATCCAAGACGTGAGTCTGCAACAGAGATAACAGTATCAGTAGGATGGAACTCATCTGCAACTCTTGGCAGTTCGTTTACATGCTGGCGTTCAACTGAGAATCCAACCCCTGTACCATTCATAAGAATATACAGAATCTCATCGAACGCAGTAACTTTATTAACAGCTTTGAATGAACAATTGTAACCTGCAATGTTATCTCTAGCCAATGCAGGACCTGCTGTCATCATTGCTCTCATAGAAGGCATTACTCCAAGAGACAAGATCTCTTGTTCTAGATCAGAACGTGTCTTTGAATCTAAAGTAAAGTTATAGTTTTCTGTAAGATGATCTTCAAAGAAGTTAAGTAGACGTCCTACAGTCTCTGACCATGTCTCACGTCTGCCTTTATCATTCTGCCATCGAGAGTATCTAGATAGGTGAATGAACTGTTGGTATAGGGTTGGAAGTTGATTGTCCATTTATATCTCCGTTAAATATTTCCACGAAATTGGAAATAGCTTTTGTGTTTGTTCTTTAATTTTATTAGCAATAATTCTTGTTTCTGCCTGAGTGTCTGGTGCACATCTAAGGTTACATACTCTAGCAAACGCCATTAGTGTGCCTGACCAATACCACTCAGTCATCATATTCTGTGGCAGGACCATTCGAGCCATCTCTGGCGCAATGCCTGTTTTTAATAAATTTGTATAACATTCTTTAATGTACATCATTGCAGGTGCAATACTGTATTCAATAGTCTCGTCACTCGAACCTTGTTTTTTATCGTCTGCTCTTAGACGCCATTCATTAGGTTCATAAAATTCTGGTTCATCATCTACATATCTACGTGACACTTCGTTCCATACAAGACCAACTTGATGCTTTACAAGTTGCCTTGCTACGAAGACAGGTGCTTTTATATGAAACTGTAGTGATGCGTGTCCAAACGGAGACCAGTGATTGTGCTGTGCCAGAAATCTGATAAGCCTTTCATCTTTTTCTCCGTCTAGTTCTTTGTGTTCTTTTGCGAATGATACCCTGGCTGCATTAACAACAGACAGGTCACTTCCCATATGATCTATTAGTGTCACTTCCATTATATCTTGCTCCATTGAGAAATAGCGAGCTTCAAACTCAATCCCGAAAACGTGTTCATATGTATAATCTCTGATACTTCACGACCTGCAAGAATCATGTCATTAATATCTTTTTCTTCAATATTTTTTGGCCACACAACCATTTTCTGATTAGTCATGGACTCCATAATCTTAACCAGCTCAGGACTTCTTGGCTGATTATCGAACACATAGACTGCATCTAGATCCATACTAGAGACTTTCTTCAGATCACTACCACCAACAGCAATTGCATTAGGTAGGAACATTGAGTCTAGTGGTCCTTCCGTTACATATACAGTCTTTGATTTGTCAATCTTATCTATATTATAGACAAGAGGCTCATCATCACTTATCTTAATAGTTATGTATCTGAGTCTTTCATTTCCAAGCGCTCTACACGTAACACCAATTAATTTTCCTAATCTGTTATAAAAAGGAATAACTAGTCTAGGCTCAGTACCAACTATACGGTCTTTGTATTTGTCTGAAAGTTGTTCCAGAAGTTGAACGTCCTCTATGTAGTAAAGTTCGGATAGTTTTTGTTCAGGTAGTTTTCTTTTTCTGTAAAAAACTTTGGCTGGATGATCCTCATCCAAGACATCTAATCTCGTCATAAGTTTATCTAAGATAGATTTTGGCTTGAACTTAGGAGTAAAGTTGAGTTCTGTCTTTACTTGCTTAGGTACAGTATTGCTGTGGCCTTCAGCAAATCTTTCAACCTTATACTGTTTGTGCATAAATGGATCTAGATGTCTAAGTAGTCCACTAAGAGATGTACTATGGCTACAGTTATGACATTTGAAGTTGAGGCTGCCTTTGATATCATAGACATAGCCTCTTGCTTTCCATTTGTTCTTCTGAGAGTCACCACAGAAAGGACAACGGAAGTTGTACAGCTTATCAGACTTGCGTGCAAATCGTTCAAGCTGAGGTGAGAGTAAGTTAATATATTTGTGATCTATCCACGTGCTCATTACAAAAGTATAAGGTAATCGGAGTTTTAAGTCAACCAATAATTTTTTGTATCATGCTCATTCCATCAGCCAAAATAAAACCAACAACAATAGCACCGCCAACAATGGACCATTTCCAGCGTTCCAGTTTTGTAACACGGTCATCCATTCGATGATTGATTTCTTGCTGTTCCTTACGCATCTCCTTAATTTCATTAAGCAGCTCGTCTTTCATATCACTAATTCTTTCGTGCAATCGTTCATGCTCCCTCTTAGATTCTATTCTAAGACGGTCAACATATTCAAATAGGTTGACTTCTTGCTCAGGCATTGTGTGGCTCCAATACTAAACCTTAGTACTATTTATTTAATTCTATTTGTGCATTTACTTTTCTATGGCCGTTCCATGCAACAAATCCACCTAAACGTAGAGCCCAATAAGCAAGATAATTTAAGAAATGAAAACCATTCTGTTCAATGTTGATGTCTCTGAATATCTGATCAGCTTTCTTCTGATCAATTTCTCCCATTGTTTCTTTTTGACCCGACTTCAATAGTGTAGCATACTTATAAGCGTAGTCGTGTACTAATCCACCCATCAACAAAACTCCAGTTGGTGATAGCCATGTATGTAAGAACTTAGGTATTGATGCTCCATCAAATCTAAATCCTTGTGGTATGATATACCATTCACCTTCAATCTTGAAAGCCCAGTCATCTGCAACTTCCCAGTGACGTGTTCCTGTAATCCACATCCAGATAGCACCCCAGAACCCTTTGCCCGCTGTCTCTATCTTTAGTGGTCTTAGCTGTGGCATAACTCTATATTCAAAACCAATAATTTCTTCATCACAATCTATACCCATTCTGTTAGCTAGCCATCCAATGATGATAAGAATACCAACTACAGTAAACTGCCACCATGTAATAAGTTGATCGATAATGAAATCCATTACTCTGTCTCCTATCTTAAACTAGTCTACAAACTCGACAATAGTGTAATAATCAGGGTTTGCACTGATAAGCTCTAATCTTACTGTATCTTTTTTACAAGAATATCTACTACCCGCTTCCTTACCTACGTTGCGCTCAATCTTTCTCTTCACAGCCAAACATTCAGACAACGTAAAATGAGGTGTCCATTCTTTTGCTTCACCCCCAAGTGTCAGAAATAATACGAACAGTGTTTCTACCATTAGTGACCACCGTTCTTTTTCATTCCGTTAAGATCGTGAATCATATCCATTTGATCGTTACGTATCTTCTCAATCATTTGTTCTAGACCTTCAATTCTTTGTTTATAAAAGTCTAGTGTAAGTGCTTGTTGTTGATCAAACGGTGCTTTACCTGTTTCAATTTCTGTTGCTAGTTTTTCTAATTCACTAGCAAGATGTTCTATTAACATAAACTGTTCACTATCTGCTGGAAGAGAACCCATTTCTCCTCTAGGCCACTTTATACGAAACTCTGTGTTCTGTTCTAAATCAGCTTCCATCATAGTAATATTAGTCTCAAGAGTATTGAGTCTTTCCACTATACCAAAGTATGCCCATGTTGCAACTGATGCACCTGCAATAAGACTAATCATGTTTCGAAGTGGAAGAGCTACTTCTGTGTTATCACTTATCTTTGCCATCTGGTTCCTCCGTCACAGCTTTTTCATAATATAAGATAATTTCTTTTTGTTGTTCTAAGTACCGTTTGATGTCTGCAATGTTAAGAGCAAGATTCTCATAGTCTTTCATGCTCAATGCAACAAAAGCAAGTTCACCATAAGTATCTGTAAACTCTTTGACGAACTCTTCATAATTATCTTTTGTAACTACAAATACTCTTGTATCATTCAGTTGTAGTGGTTTCGGCTGAGCTACTGTTGGTATTTGTACCTTCTCCACTTTGGTTACTACTTTGATCTCCGGTTCCGGTTGGAAACGGCTGCAACCAGCTAGGAAGAGGACGCTCAGCATTACCACCACTGTCATCCATGAAGTCACGCCATAATTTTGCTGTCGCACCATTCATCTTTCCTTCTAATTCTTTTGAACCCCTTAATGCTTCTACTACTAAATCTAATTTAGATAGTTTCTGTCTGAGTTCATCTCCATACTGTTCTGCTTTTTGTAAATCTTCTTGTAAAGATTTATTTAAACCATTCAGTCTTGTTACATCTCCTTGAAGTGTTTTTAAACTTTCTTCTGATGTTTGTACTGCAACTTCTAACTTTGCATTATTATCTCTTAGAGTTGCAATAGTATTCTGGGTAGTGTCATAATAGTACTTAGCACCATAACCAACACCACCCAAAACTGCAACAATAAAAATAATTACATATATTCTAAGCATTACTCACTTTTCCAGATTGTCCATGCTCCGTAAGCAATTGCTGCATAAGCAGCGATCTTAGCAAACGGTCCTGCTATAAGTATAATAACACCAAGAGCAACCAAAGCTGCACCATCCCAAGATGTACGCTCTGCTACTCTATTCTGAACCCATTTTACCATTACTTCCTCCTCTTTGCCATATTCTTTATAAACATGGCTTGTTTAAAAAGTTGGTTTCCTCTGGCCTTTTGTCCTTTAGCTTTTAAAGCTCTGGCCTTGCTTAGTAACTTCTCAGCATCACTGACAGTTACTTTCTCACCCTCACCTTTACCAAGATAGGCTGATGCCTTTCGTTTGATAGATCCTGGACGTGATCCAGGTTTAGGTGCTTGAGTGAAATCTTCTTGGGCTCTAGCAATCTGATCAGGAGTAGGTGCACCTTTTGCACCTTTCTTTCTCATCTTCTCTCCAGAACCCTGTTTGATTCTTTGACGTTTCTTATGAATGTTTGCCCAGAGACTCATTACCTCAATCCTGTTCCTTCATCATCTATAAGAATACCTTCTCCAAACACTGATAATTCGTGCGTTCCAGAATCAGTTTTGACTTGAAACTGTATATCTGTCTTTTCAGAATACTTAAAAGGAAATCTTCTTTGAATATTCATATTATTAAAAAATGTGGTTCTTGCAGTATTATATTGTTGACCAGTACTTGTTTGAGAAAAATTTCTAAACAAAGCAGGTTTTGCTGCAGTACCGTCAGAAGAAAATGCATCAATACGATAAAGATAAAAACTATTACCTGCAGGAACTGTAAATAAACTTGCTTGGTTTCTACCATCACCAGCTCTTATACCTGCATACTTTACTGTCTTGCCAGTGTTTTGTACTGTTATTAATCCAACATTAGTATTACCAGAAGTCAATATTACATCATTAATTCTAAAAAATTGTGAAGAGGTGTCTACGTCACCACCACCATTTAATGTGACATTTTCAACTACTTGTTCATAATTTGAATCTAAACCAATGATCCGTAAATTTTTTCCATTATCTGATGAAGAAGCTGAAGTTACTGTCATAGTAAGGTTAGCTGTTGGATAAACATAATTTGTACCACTAAACTCCCACAACACTCTTAGTGTTGTATCTCCTGATTCTTGATAACCAAAGATGTTACGAACTGATGAATTTCTCATCAGTCCTCTAGCAGTGTTTAATTTATCTTCGTTTGGATATTTCAAATAAGCCATTATAATTTACCTATAGCTGTATTAGCTTTCATTCTTTTCTTGAGAAACTGTACGCCACTAATGTAACGACCCATCTTCTTTCTATTACCTTTTTGGCCAACTTTGATACTTTTGTTAGACCAGTGAACAGGATCACCACCAGTACCAGCAACAGCAGCACCGGTAGCATTGGCGGGCACTTCTTCTTTGAGATCTTTGAAAGACTTAGCTGAGTTCTTATTCAGATTATCTATTTCTTCTAATAGATTTTTGTAGGTGTGTTGATCTTCTTCTTTGAGTAGAAGAAGTGCAGCTGCATATGTTTTTAATTTAGATTCACCACCAGGCAGTCTGTTAAGTAAACGCTTCATGTTAAAGATCATACGGTCGAAGGGTGTCATTGCATCCTTCTCTTGTTGAGTCTTAGCTTTCTTGAGACGTTTTCCTTTGTCATCGATAAGACCAAGGTTGAATGCCTCAGTCTCATCAAAAGGTGTGGCAAGACGCTTGATGAATTGGTATGTCATAAAAAGATCGACTGCTTGGGCCATTTATATCCTTCCGAGAGTCTCAACAATATGTTCATCGCTTTCAACGTCGTCAGAATATATTGTAAGCTCTTCAGCTCCTATCTTTTCTATCTTGTCTGGCCAGTAGTGTAAGAGTTCTAAAAATGGTTTTAGATATCTTAAATACTCACCAAGTTTAAATACCAACATCCTTGTAGCAGCTTCATGTTCAAAAACATTATAGATAACAATGATGTGATTGATGACAAGACGATCTTTCAGAACGCCTGTATCTTCATACTTTTTGAACAATCTCTTAATGTACTTAATTCTATTTAAGTCATCTTGAAATTCCAAAATATCACAACAGTCTTTGTTATCATAATTCTTTGCAGCGTAAACTGCAAAGGTACTTTCATCCAACGTGATCATAAATTAAAATACCGATAAAGCAACCCTCTTAATTTGGTTGTTTGCTGTTGCAACATATAAGAAATTTGAATCCCAGAAAATACTACCTTGTAATACATCATCACCCAAAACAGCTGTTGCATTGTTTGAACTGACTGTTGTTGGATTGTTTAATGTAATAACACCACTAGTAATTTTGACCTGACCTGCAGCTGCCTTAGTAAAGTTTGTATTGGCAACAACAACAGTATTAGATCCGTTTATAGTTGTATTAGCATTAAGAGTGGTAGTGCCGCTAATAGTTGTATTAGCAGGAACACTACCAAACATATTTTTAAGAGATATTTGCTTACTGACCGGAGTGCCTGTAGGATCATCAACGATAAGAAGGAGATCCTTCTGATTCGGTGAAGTCAAAGCAGTTAGTTGTGAAACCTTCTTATCGGCCATTATAAACTCCTATCTTAGCTATCTGGCAGATCTACATCGTCATCAGCGTCACCAGAAATAGAACTCATGGCGACAAGTGTTTCAGTCTTTTGACGAACATTGCCATCTGCATCTGTGTAACGGTCTGCAATTTTTACCCAACCAGCGTGATGTGTGTTTGCAGTAGCAACACCTTGTTCAGCTGTAGATACACCAAACACTTCTGATCCAGTAATGTTTGTATCTGTATCAATTACATAGATTGGCTTCTCAGATACTGTATATGCTTTACTAGACAATGTACCAGAAGTTAACTCTGTATTAGATACGAGTGTAAGTGATGTTGCGTTTGCAATTGCACCTACAACTGCATCACCACCAGCGTCGGCAATACGAATTACATTGCCCACTGAATAGTTATTGGCAAAGAAAGTGCCAGTTCCTGTTACTGTGAGACCTGCAAGTGCAACCGTACCTGGAGATGCAATGTCGTCTTTATTACCCCATGCGGACATGTTATTTCTCCTTCTTTAGATTATTTATCTTTCTTTTTGTGATTACCATGATTCATGGACTTGATTACCTTCATCTCTTCGACAGGTACTTGTCTTTCAATTCCATGCTCGAACATAACATCATACCATGCCACATGACCATTCTCATCTGGCTCAGCGTGTTCTGCATACATGCATGTTCCTTTGCCCCACTGTTCATGAGCGATTTGTTTTGCACAATCGTGTGTCTTAGATGAACCTTGCATAACTGCTGATGTTTCACCTGCTTGTTTATCTTGTGCACGAGAAGCTGCAGATTCTTTAACATCATCCATAGTTGGGTTGACATCTACTTCATCTTGTTTACCTGATGGATTAGATTTACCATTCTTAATGTTCTTAGAAATAGCTTTGCGCTTCTTGTGTAGATACTTATCGGAATCATCGACATCACCATCGTTGTCGATATCTTTATCCTTACGATCAGCATGAGCACCTTTTAGCTCATCCTTATCAACCGCATCCATTTTTTTCTTTTCTGCCAATCCTTTGTATACATCTAAGTTTGTATTAACAGGATTGTTGGAATCCGTAACGCCCCTGACAGCATCAAGTAGGCTGTCGCTCAGGCCAAATTTGCTGCCAATAGACATTATTGCATCTCCTTTACGAGTTTTTGTATAAAATTGCGAACCAGTAGTTGATTGGTTGCTGGCTCTGTTTGAATATCTTCTGCAACCTTTTTAGCAGTGGCTGTTGCAATTGCCATTTTCTTATCCATGGGCATGTCTGGATTATCTCTGCTAATAGCTTGTGCTACTTCTTCGCGTTTTTTCTTTTCGGCTGGAGTAAGAGTCTTTTCTTCAATTTCCTCTTCCTCTGGTTTGCCAAACTTTTTCTCTGCTTCAGCTTTTGACATATTATACTTTCTTTGAAACTCATCAGCTGGCATATCTTTAAGATCGATGGCCATGTTCTTCATCATGCCTTCATCAATCTCAACTTCTTCCATACGATCAAAAACTTTTCTGTTGTTTTTCTCATGATCTCTCATAAGTCTGATTTCACCTTGTATAGCTCCTTGCCCAGCATTATACTTCTTCATAAGATCTTGAATTGACATTTTGCCATCTTTATGGGCAAGGTAGTCAGCCTTACGAATCTCAACTTCGTCAAGTTGAACTTGCTCATCAAGTCGAGCTTTTGGTTTGTACATATCTCTGATAGTACTTTCTAATGTTTTATACATTTTATGCCCCTATGTTTATGCTATATTTATCTCTTTTTAATTGTCAACCTTTGCTCCGGCGCGCCACTGATAGCAAGACCAATATCTTGCCTTCCATTTTGGACCAGGGTTGTCACAATTGTGACGTGCTCTGAATGACTTTCTTCTTTCTGGATCATCTCTCTTAATAGACAGTCCAGTTGTGTCACCAAATGATACCTTTACAACGTTGCCTTTTTCATTCTTTGTATATACGTAAAACTTTTTGTTGCCACCTCTAATAGGATCATTTAGCTTTACTTTCTTACCTTGATACTCTGCTTCTGAGATTACGTGATCAAAATGATCTGCACAATCATCGCAGCATGGCTCATCTTTGATCATGTCTTCTTCAACTGAAGGATGATGAGCAAAGCCACCGATTGCTTTGATTCCCAATTCATGTGCAAAAGGAGCATCTGGAATTCCAGCAGTAAAAGATTCATTAAGATCATCTATCATTACTGTCTCAAGAAAATCTTCAAACTCTTCGTTTACATTCTCTCTTTGCGCAACTAAGTCTGCAAAACTTTGTCCAGGTGTATCATCAGTATATGCTTTGGTAAGTTCATCTGTTCCAATGCCATGTGACTCACCACGGATCCTTGCAACAGCTCTACTCTTAGCCATCTTCATACCTTTTTCACGTTTGCGTCTAGTATCAAGATCTTTTGAATGATCACCTTTTCTAAGAATAGTAGCTATAGCTGAATTGACAGCTTTGTCTCTTGACTGCTTTGACATCTTATAATAACGATTTAAAACATCTGTAGATATTTCATTCAATTCTTCACCAAGAGCATGTTTGATTGCTCTGTCAAGCAACTCTTCAGCTTTCTTATCATTTACTTTGAATACTCTTTTGATAGCTGCAATGCCTTCTTTAGCATTCTTAGTTGGACCCATTACTTTTAATACATTAACCATTGATGGATCTTTAGCTTCACTAATCATATCACCTTGTGGATCATAATGAGCAAGGTCTTGATCGTGATTCAACCCACCTTTCTTCTTTTTAGTGATAAATGCATTCACTCTTGCATATCCCCATTGTGAAGGAGTAGTGCCTGGTCTGTGTCCAGTTCTCCAAGCAGCAACACCTCTATCATATACTTTCTTTAATGTACCATATGAGATGCCAGACTTTTCAGCTTTCTTTCTAAGTCCACTCATATCCTTTTCAAGAATGTAATTATCTCTTGGAGCAATACTACTTGTGTAGTTAGCATAGCTTTTAATATTTTTCTTTTCATCCAAGAACTTTTCAAACAGATCGTTTCTATCTTTTCCTTGCAAAGCATTTTCAACCTTAGCCATGCCTCTAGCATACTGGCCAGAGATACCAGACACTCTAGCCGTACCAACATAATCTGTCTGAGCACCAAGAGACTTGAGAGGGATAGTTAATGGATCAGCTTTCTGAACTTTTTTGCCTGATGCAACACTATTAAGATTGTCTAGTGATTTGGAAATGTATTTGACAATCTGTTGTTTCTTACTTGAATCTCTAGTCTTGTCAATGATATCTAATACCTTGCGAGCAGTCTGTGGGGATACTTTAGTTTTTTTACCATCAGTAAACTCAACAGGCTTCATGCCACGAAGGTTAATGACTTTACGAAGTTGAATCTGAATATGCTCAATGCCTTCTTCATCGCCAGTACCTTTCTTAGGACGGCCACGTTTGGCTTCTTCAGTAGCTCTGTTCTTAGCACGAACATCTTGAAGTCGAGCTCTGTCCTTTTCTTGATCATGTTGTCTAGCAAGAACTTCTTTCTCACGCTTATGATCGGCTTTAACTCTGTTAACGTTTTCACTTTCGTTTACTATACCAAAACCTGGTTTTGGATTACCTTTGATGATTGAATTAAGATGCATCTTCATGTATCCTCCAACGTCTTTTTCTATACCCATATCCTTAGCTTTACTCATAATTCTATCATAAAGCGTTTGAGCTTTTGCCTTTTCAGTATCTTTAGCAGCACCTCTATTCATAACTTCTTTTTCCATTTTATAGAAATCATCTTGCATTTTAGTAAGTTCTTGAGCGCCATCTTTGCTAGCATGTTTTTTCATTGCTTTGATAGCTGAGCCACACATATGGAAGTGAGTAGTTGTATATGAACCAACAGTGATTTCTGGAGAAGCAGCTTCACCATACATTTGTTTATATGCTTTTGTATATTCGGAAGGTTTTGTTTTAGCGGAAGCATCACCCGGAGCTGGCTTATAAGCAGCTGGGTTGTCGTCTGACATACGGGCCTGCTTTTTAAATTGCGCGTCTCGTTTGGCTTTGGTTGCCGGTGAAAGACCTCTATGGTATTTTGCAGGTTGCGTTCCCGCTCTTTTATTTATATCTGGGTCCTGTGCGGCTCTTTCAATAAAAAGTTCAAATGATTCATTAACTTTACCTTGTCTAGCTTTTTTAAGTCTTTCCATTTCAGATTTCCTTACTTTAGGCATTAGACGTTGTGCGATCTTGGCAACCATTGGTCTTTTTTTCATAATAATTTTATCAATACCAATCTTTTGTGATGGAGAAAGTGTTCTATACTTCTCACCCATTTTACCAGCAGCTCTTTTACGTAAGAACATAATAGCTTGCTTACGAGCACGGAATTTCAATCTTTCTGGGGTAGCCATTCTTTTCTTACGAATCTTTCTGAATCTAGCCATACGAGGAGCAAGACGTCTCATACGAAGAGCAGCCTTTCTTCTCTGAGCTATCGTCATAGGTGCACGATCTTCTTCTACCTCTTCCTTCTGATCTTCATCATCGTCGTCCATCTGCTTAATGAAGCGAACCATGTCAATTCCAAGATCCTCTAGATCTTCATCATCAATCTCACCTTTGTCAAACATCTTAGCTAACTTTTCATAATCAATATCAGCTTCTGTAATATCAAAGTTGAGTGGAATTCCTTTTGGTTCTACTGACGGAGATTGTGTACCTTCTGATATACCCATACCATCCCTCACTTTCTTAAAGATTTCTAAATCTTTCTTTTTTAACTTTTGTGGAAGACCCAATCTAAACGATGCAAACATATTATCTTTGACAGCTTGTCTCATCTTCGAAGCTGACATTCCAGATACACCTTCTGAATCTGGATCACGTTCACCAGCAGACACAACTTGAATCTTATCAAAGTTGTAATCTTTACCATTGTACTTATTGAGAAGAGTCTTGAATTCGGATACTCTGTCTGATCCAACAACCAACTTGATTGCACTGTACTTACCTTGCAGTTCTTTCATTACTTCGATAATAGTACGTGCAGAAGACTTTTTTACAATTCTTCCAAATGCAGCTTGAGCGTACTTAATCTTATCGTCGTATGAGAGGGGATCTTTTGGAGCTTTCTGGGTATGGGATAGATAGACGAATGCTGGTCCACCTTTGGCTTCAGCTTTGACTTTGTTAACTAGCTTCTCATGTCCCACAGTAGGTGGGTTCATGCGGCCAAATGTAATTACAGCTGTAGCCATCCTATCCTCCAGGTTTTCCTTGGACTAACTGAGTAATAGTATTTATAAAAACTTTATTGCCAACCAGCTAGGAACTCAGGAGAGAAATTAGCTCTACTAAATTCCATACGATTAACGAGCTTAACAGCGCCATTACCAAGTCTGTCAATAGCAACAAACCCTTCTTGGTCAGTAACTTGAAATCCATTTGCGGTCCTTAGAAATGTTCTAAGAGACGAGCCTTGGTTTAACTTGTTAATCACCATAAGTTTAGCTTCGGTTAAAAGTTGAATCATAGTATAGATGTTTTTAATGTCATTCTGGTTTCTTCTTACAAATGTAAGGAACGTTTTTCTTTTCTGTTCAACTTTTTGTTTAGAGGCATCTGTTTTTACTTTTGCAGCCTCTTTATCAAATACATCGTTCAGGTAAGACGTTAAGTCTGGTATCACTCTTCTAAAGTTAATTCCTTGACCTCTAATCTTCATATTGTTGAATGCTTTGAATCTCATCTTCATGTTATCGTCACCTGCAATAGCATTCAAAGTACCCGGTTTCATTCTTTGGAATATGGTACCTACTTGCGAAAGAATAGAAGTAATCTGCTCTGTCTCTTTCTCTGTGAAAGTGGCAGTCCCTGATACATCTTTATAGTTGGCATCGTCCATCCATATAGTTGGAACTTGCTTTAGCTTACTAGCAATGTCCAATCCAAATGTTGGTTTCTGGTCTTCCAACGTGGAACCAGAATATGATGTGTGCCACACAATACCCATGTTTGCTCTTATAAGAGTCTTAGCTAATGGGTCACCTGCTGGAACTGCATATACGATTTTATTTGGTTGAAAGGTAATATACTTATTACCATCTATATCTTGACTTTTAAGATCACCTTTTGTAAACATAAGGTCACCTTGAATAATATTTTTTATTCCAACTTTCTTTAACTCAACAAGACACACTTTTAACTTCTCTGCAAGATCGCCAGAAGTGTCTTTGATAATGTCTGCTTGTGTCTTATATACTTTTGGATCCTTATTAAATACACCTTTCTTGGCAACAAAGAACTTTCCATCTCTTGGATCTATACCTGCAAAGATGGCAGGAGCACCATCCCACTTAACAGTAAAGTTGCTTTTAGATTTTGCATTGCCAGATAATGTATCTCTGATATCTCTTAGAAAGTTAATTGCTTTTCTTGTACCAGCAACACCTTCATTGAAGATCATCTCTTCAACATGCTCCATGTGAACATTTTTAGCTTCTGCTAGATATGAAGTAAATTTCATCATGGGTTTGATACCTTTACAAATACTGAACTGACGTCAGTAGATGATGATGCATAAGATATCATCTTACCGACAGCACATTCAACGTCAGACTTTTTAGCTTTTGTCAAAGTCTCAACAACTTCCAGTGCTTGAGTCTTAGAAACTATGTATGGTTCAAGTTTAGCTTTCTTATCAAAGATTGCTTTCTTAAACGCTTCCTTCTTAATACTTTTTACTCTGTTATCTATTTTTTTGGCTCTCTCATATAATTTCTCAACATATGCATTCTGGCCTCTGTTAAACTCTGTAAGAATGTCTGTGTTCTTAGTTATAGTAGCACCCGTCACACATTCTGCCATAATCTCTCTAAGTGCTCCAAAGCCAACTTTACCACCCTGAGCATAACGTCCTTGGATCTCACCAGAGATATCAGCAGTTGGTTTGAAAGATCTAAACACAACTGATGATCCATTGTTATAATTTACAAATGCATCTATACTTGCTGTAAAGCCAGTCTTACCAAGATTGAGATTATTAAATACAACAGGTTTGTGGCCAGACTTAAAGTTGTATACTTCAGCTTTAGCTACACGAGAAACTTGTTTAAGAGAAACACCAATAATCATTTTCTCTTTAAACTTATCATATAGGAAACTATTGAGATCGTGAATACTTTCAAACTGTGAGAAGTCAGTACTCAACATTCTTGGATTGACCATCCAGATATCCGCTGGATTCCATTTATCTAGACCAATGTTCTTTCCAGCTTTTTTAAGAAGAGCATTAGCTGCATCACTTATGTTTTTAACAAACGAACTTCTTGATCTTTGACAGATAACAAAATTGAATCTACCATATGTTTTATAGATACGATCACCTATAAGTGTACTACTCTTGACCCAACCTTTACTTGCTTTCATAAACAACTCTGTTGGAGTAAACTTGCTTTCAACAGGCAAAGCTCCAAAGTCGTCTAATGAATAGTCAGTATTAGGATTCTTCATCTTTGCTGCTATGTAGTATGCAGCTAGTGATTCTTGTTCATCTGTAGTGAGGTCTTTAGATGAGTCAGGCTTGACTGCAATTTGTAATCCTTCAAATGAACTTTTAGTAAATAATACAACACCAAGAGATCCACCAGCCTTCAGTCCAGCTGATGAAGTATCTCTTTGTGCTCCAAACTTACCAAGTTCTTTGACAATGCGTTCTAGTTCTTGAACACGATCTGATTTAGGAACATATACAAATACTCTAAACTTTGTATTGTCCTCAAACTTAACAAATCCAAGTTTACTAAGTTCTTTTTTTAGGTCGTCCATTTCTGCCACAGTAACCTCCCGAAGCTATGTTCTTGGTTGACTGTTTATATTTATACTCCAAGTATATGCGCAGCGGACTTACTATTCAAAGATTTACCAGAACGAATCCAGTCTTCGCATTGCTCAAAGTAGAAAGCAGCATCTTCGTTACCACTTTCTTCCAGAGCCATACGAGCCTGCTTGAAGAACTGATATATCTGCATATCAGCTCCATTATCCATACCAGACGCCTTATGCGTCTTAGCTGCTCTCTGATTACTCAACACTCACTCCTGTTTCAAGTTCGATCATATTCTTAGCTTCATTATCATCCAAAACGTGTTGTTGGTCAACAGCTTCGTCTAATTCTTTGTAAGCAGCAGTAGAACGAATCTTAGATAGGACTACACGATCCTTACGAAGACGATTCATTAGAATCTTATTAGCTTCAGAGTCAGAGTACTCGAGCATAACATATGCACGATACTGATTACCATTCACTACAACAGTAGACTTATCTACACGATAGCCAGCAACATCGACATCTGCAATAATGTTCTTTGTAGCCTTTTCTACTTCTTGCAGTACAGCAGCATCAACATCTGTACCGATACGAGAGATGAATGACTTTGTTTGTGAACGTACTCGACCATTAATACGATCTGCCAGAGTAGTCTTAGCTGAGAGGACAGCAATATCCATAGCTAGCTGAAGATCAGGTGCAGCAGATGTTCCAGTAGCAAAGATAGAATTATCTTGCTTAGGTGGAGTCAAATACCAATCAGGAATAATCTCAACCTGTTGTTCAACAACTTCAACTTTATCCTCATAAGTCTGAGGAGGTGAGCTCAACGCTGTAACCTTATCTGGACTAGAGCTACAAGCACCAAGAGCAGCAATTGCTCCAAACATAACCAACTTCTTCATTTTACACTCCATGTAATAACGAGACCAACTGATCTCTCAATCCAGATGATACAAACCCATTTGATATCTCTGGCCAAAATGTTACTAGAACAGCACCAATAACAATACCCATAATCATATTAAACATAACAACCTCTAGTAATTGTATCCACAGGCCTGACAGCCAATACTTCCAAACGTCACCTTCAAGCTACCAAAATTAATATCTGGAAGATTGAATCCTGAACTACGAGGAGACGTCTGAATTGGTTCAACTCTACGAATAGTCTGAACCGGTTCTACTATTACAGTTGGACTGTTATTAACTACAATAGTCTTTTTCGTAACCTCAGCTTTAGGCAGAGGAGTTGCAGGATGTGTTAACTGATCAAGTTGTTTTTCAACTACCTTAGGTTCTTCTTGCTTTACAGAACAGTTCATGTCTGTCTTAGCATTCAATACTTCAGGAGATACAACTCGAACAACTTCTAGCTTTGCTCTCTGTTCTGCTTGAGAGCATGCAGCATTCTCAGACATGTCTGGTCCAAATACAAAGTCACCAGAACCTGGATACTCTTTACCGTCGATAGTAATCATCATAGACATAACACACTTACGAGTATCATCTACATATGGAAACACTTTACGATCTATAACTTCTGATTTGTCAATACTCTTAGTGAACTGAGTCTCAACATTGTGATCATAATTACATGGAGTCTCCGCCATCGCAGGAACAGATACCAAACATAATGCAGCAATAAGTTTTTTCATAATATACACCTTACCATTTCATCCATTCAAAGTCAACAGGACAGTCGTCGACAGTTTTAGCATAACATCTCTTGTACAAGTCAGCTCCAAGTTCTACCGAAGAACATCCACTAACGCTTAAACATATCAGGAGCATACTGATTCCAAATTTTATAGTCACTGTCAATCTCTTCCTGTAATCTACGTAGTTGATCTCTTTCATCAGAGCCACGTCTCCACATACCATGATCATCTGAGTATTCATAAAACCAATCATGTGTTCTAAGTTTGTAGATATAGTCTTCCATTATAATACCATAAACGCTATGAAACCAATAAGCAGAACTGCAGGCCACATCTTCCAGCCAAGACGACAAACAGCAATAACAACTGCAGCTGCAACACCTATAGAGAATCCTAATGATAGAAGATGAGTAAACAGATCACCCTTATCGATAAGAAACTCTAAGGTGCCTTGTTGTGTGATACCTATTTCCATTATGCACTCCCCATCCAACGATCAAGAGTATCACGATCTACATTGAGATCTGAAGCGAGAGAATCAAAATGATTCTGCTCAGCTTCCTCACGCATCTGCTCTTCTTGAGCTTCCATCTCAATGACTTTAGAAGCCTCATCACACATAGCGAGAAGCTCAGCACGAGTCATCACACTGTAATCGAAAGAACGAGCGTAGCCCTTGCTGAAAGCCTCAGCAGTAGAATAGTACGCATCTTCCTCAAGCTCAATCCGCTTGAACTCAGCAAGCGTACCAGAAGGCACACGCTCAGACCAATACTTGGTCTCAGTAGGAGCAGGCATCTTGCCCATGAAGTTACCTGGAGTCTTCATAAACTCGTCAGCTTCTGCATGCTGAGCCAAAATGTAATCTGCTAATGCCTTTTCCATAACTAAATCCTCTCTCATTTCTCACTATATATACTATCACACATTTAGCTTTTTTTGGCAACAACTTTTTTTAATAATTGAGGCTTTTTTTTCCGACCACGTTTTGGTCTAAGCATTGCAGAAAGGACATCTGGATCAGTGACCTGACCTCGAGGAATCTTTTTAATAGTTCCACCATTAGCAAAGTACTCTTCATAAGCATCTTTAATTTCACGAGCTGTGTAAACCATTCCATTTCTCCAATAAAGTTTCTTGCATGTCATAAGCCTGGACTTCCCAAGGCTGATCAAGGTATTGTGTGTCTGTATGATCAACACCATTCCAATAACTACGACCATTCTTTTCGATTAGCTTTTTAGATACATGCTGCCAAACATGAACCATTTCATGTAAGACACAAGTAATGAGATCGTCACCTTTGATCTTAGAATCAACTTCTATCTGAAAGAAACGTCCATCAGCAACACAACCACCTTCTGTGTCATGCTGGCCAACTTCTATTTCAACTTCAAGATTAGTAACACGAGGCATAAGAGTATCAATTGCAAAGTTAGCAACATCCTCGATCAGATTATGTTGCTTACCGCTACCATATACATCAACTAAAATCATAGCTCACTCCTCACTATGATTAACTATCCCTCATTTCTTTTTCAATGTCAACAACTTTTTTGTCATAATCAAGTCCATATTGAGTACCTGCAGTAAAAAAGTTAGGAGTGTTTCCTTCAAACGCTGAGCCGTTGTTTAGTTTTTTGAATATGTCTTTGGCTTCAGTTTCTGAAGAAGTAACTGCAATATATTTTTTGGTCTTCTTCTCATATATTTTGAATCTTGTTCCATGTCGTCTTAATTCATACATCTTACTCTCTTTAAAACTTGAGAGTGCTGGTATCTCTGAACTTAGACTCTTCTTCCCATCTTTCCCCAAAAGACGTGTTATCCATGACTGGACCATCTAGTATATCCTCCTGCGCTGTTTGTTCAACATCATATAGCCTCATCTTTGATCTGTCTACACCAATAACGAACCGCTTATGTAAAGTTGGATCGTTATACCTGTTCTTCAATTGCTTGACCATAATCTGATCAAGTGCTTCCATCTCCTCTGTTGTAATCAGAGCAAACATGAAATCTGCAGTGGCTGGAAGACCAAATGATTCTGATGTATCTTCCAAGCCTGGATCTGAGTTTGTGTATCCAGATCTTGTTGTCTGTGTAGCGCTAATGATAGGAACATTCTTCTCAACGGCTAGTCCTCTTAGTTCCTCAGCAATAGCTTTGATAAGTGTATATGAGTTAACATTGGCACCATATTTCATTCTAGTTGATGTACATATGTTTAGATAGTCAATGTATATAATATCTGGTAAAAAGTTTCGTTTTAGTTTAAGTTCATTAAGTAAGTGTCTAAAGTGACCTGCACCAGCACTCGCTGTTGGATATTCTTTAATGATAAGTTTGCCTGGAGTCTTAGCTCTCAGCTTATCAATTTTCTGATCATACATACTCTTTGGTATGTCAGGTAATTCTTTAATTGGCACATTTAGAAGATTGCTGTCTATCCTTTCTGCAATCTTTTCTTCAGCCATCTCCATCGTAATGTAAAGTACATTCTTACCTTCGTTCAGGTTAGCTGCTGCAAAGTGACACATTGCAAGAGACTTACCAACACCTGTACCAGCAAGAATGACATTCAACGTTTTCTTAGGCAGTCCGCCTTTTGTGATCTTGTTGAACATATCAAGATCAAATTGAATCTTATCTTCTACTTTGTTATAGAATTCAAATCGCTTCTCAGCATCATCAAGAAAGTCATGTCCTATATATCCATCAAACGATACACTTAGAGCATCTTGTAGTAGCTCTGGTAATGCGTTAGTGGACTTGTCAGACTTTCCATCGATAATACTTATCGATTCCATGATAGCATTATAGACTGATTTGTCTTGACACCACTTTTCTGTGTTATCAAGTAACCAGTCTATATTTGTGTTCTGTTCAATCTCTAAGTCATTAATAATTTCAATACAACTACCAAACTGATCTTCTGATAGTTTGTCGTCGTTATCAATCTCAATGATCAGAGCTTCTTTAGTTGGAATATTGTTGTAACGATCAACATACTGATACACATGCTCAAAGATAACACGTTCAGTTCTATCTTGAAAGTATTCAGGTTTGATGAATGGAAGTACCTTACGAGTGTACTTCTCATTCTTCACTAGGTGACTCAGTATTGTCTTTTCTATCATTCTCGTCCGTTATACCATCTTCAATCAGTGATACTAAAATATCACCTAATGTGTTTTTAAAGTCAACATCATTTTCATAATCAATGTTCATTGGGTTACTTACGACTTGATAATGAAAAGACAAACTGACTTGACCATCAGGAGCTTCGTCTACTTCTACATCTTCAAAGTAGAACTTAACTCCTTCATAGTCATTATTCTTCATCTCTAATATCGCTGTCTTGATCGACGAGTTCCTCTCCGAGAACTGATACTGATCCCTGATAGTCTCCATATAGAAATTCCTTCTGTGCTGCTTCTTCTAGTTGATCCATAATATCTTGTGTAAAATATTCTTCTGGATTTTGATTGATTTGTTTTGCATAGATCTTGCGTCCATCTGGTAATTCAAGACGAGTAGATACTTTCTTAAAGATACCATGCTTTTCAGCAAGGTCTGCCAAGCCATAATATCTATCTAGTCCTTTGTCATATGTTAATAGTACACTAACCTGTTGATTCTCTTTAGTAAATCGAGACTTAGACATTTTGATCTTAATTTGATTGCCAACAACTTCAGTACCATCCTTTTCCTTCTTCTTAGAAAGATAGCAGATAGTAGATGCTGCATACTTGAGACCAGAACCACCAGCCATCTCTTTAGTTGGAATGTATGAACCAACAACCTCATAGACGTGATTAGTTACCAGAAGCGGTACTTGTACCTTTGCAAGTTTGAGACCCAACACTCTGAAGGTAGCTTTGAGAACTTGAGCCTTTGTCATATCTCTTGTCTCTTTACCTTCCATAGTATCTTCAAGTTCTTTAGTAGTAGACATCTGACCAAGTGAATCAAGAACCATCATCATAGGTGGACGTTTCTTTTCACTAGCCTTAGCATAGTTATCTAAGATCTGCAAAGAAGTATGTCTAAACTTTTGGATGGAATCTGGTTCGGAGATGATTACACGTTTGGTATCAATACCACGTGACTCCATCATCTCTTTTGTTACAGCGGCCTCAGTATCGAAATAGAATACAGCGCCGTCTGCGTTATCGTCCAAGAAACGCTTAACGACAGAAAGAACGAAAAAAGTCTTTCCTGTAGCGGACTCTCCAGCGAAAGCTGTGATCTTGTTGTTTGGGACACCGCCGTAAAGACTACCAGAAAGAGCAGCGTTGAGAATATAAGATCCAGTATCCACACACCCACTAAATTGACTAGAAGATATACCGTCATCAGCAATAGTAGTATTCTCATCGTTAAGTTCTTTCACCATGTTTCGAAAAAAGTCTGTCATATTTCACCTCATAATTTTTATTCATTATAAACAATAATTTATTCTTTGTCAACTCTTTTTATCCCATGGAATGTTTTATCCTTAGGTAAGTTGTGGTTTGGGTCTTTTAAGTTAAGCCATTCTTCAGCTTCTTTATCATACTTATCAACTTCATTCCCTTCTTCAAACGAAGGAGGTTCATTCTCTTCTATCTTTTGAGCTCGTTTCTGTTCATAATGTTCACCTCTTGGATCAAAGTCTTCACTATCAACAGGCATCTCTGCAAGCATATCATCCCAATCTTGTGAGACATCAACAGCTTCAACCATCTTCTTTGGTTTTTTAGCCAAGTCTCTTATACTCATGTTTGCTGCGATAATAAGAAGTACAGCGAGAGGATCAAATACAAAAATGATAGTAAGTATAACATACCTAACCGCTTCTTCGAGAATGTTTTTGTTTGTTTCTTCGTAAAATAATCCTGCGATGTACTTGATAGGTCCGACTTCTGCTTCGAGCTTGAGTTGCTCTGAGTCGAGTGCAAGTTTCTCCGCTTGGAGTTTAGCCAATGTGGATGAAGCACTGTCAATGATATCATTTAAGTTTCTCCTCTCATCCTTCTGAGATTCTCTTACTGCAATCGCACCATCTTTACCTCTGATACGATCATATTCCATAAGTGTTTGTACAGCCTCATCTAACTGTCCAATCACTTTCTCTGCATCATTAACTCTCTTTTGCTCTCTAGTAATTTTGTTATCAATCTGTGATATAAGTAAAGTATTATCACCAGTTGATATTGTTTGATCAATATGTGCCTTAGATAAGAAACCAAAGATACCCATTGACGTAATGAACATAAGCACTACAACAGCTACTGTAAGATAACTCTTTAATAGCTTAGGTGCTCTGTTCCAGTTTTGATACAACCATGAGGCAGTTAAAAGTTTTCCAACTTCTAACACACCACCCATGATAGCAATTGGTATTGCAGCTGCAGCAAAAATGGCCATGAGGCCAACAATACTATACCAGGCAGCTACACCAGAGATGGCAAGAGCCACTAATAGCGTAAGTATTGCCATAAACATGATTAGCCTCTTGTAATGGCAAGAACTCTATCTATCTGATCTTGTACAGTATCTTTTCTGTTTGGCCAGTAGATATATTCTTTGTCTGATGTTTTAAGAAGATTAACTAGTAATGGCATAATAATCTTCTCAAGGTCTTCAACCTTCTCAGTAAGTTCAGCTTGCAGTCTATCTTTTTCAGATTCGATCTGTTGGATCTGTTGAGCTGATTCTGTTTTGACTTTTGTTTCTACACTGGATATCTGACTTTTATAATCGTCTTCCGATACACCAGTAAACCCAAAGTCATAATTCATATATTCTTTAGGTATTTCTCTCACGACCAAAAATCCTCCAACGTTGCTCTTTTCTCTACTTCCCATCCAATCGCATCTAGTATTGTCTTGATTGGTTCCACGAATGCTTTCTCAAACTGTAGATCGTAGTCTACATGATCGCGTATGTTGAATTCATCTGGGATTACATTCTTGAATGCTACAACATTCTCATACAACCTGTTTGGTCTTTTCAGATACAAGAACTTTATCTTCTCACCAGAGTAGATCTTTTCATACTTGTTACCAAGTTGCAACTTATCTATGTGATAGTTATGCAACAGAGTAGCTCTTACGTGGATAGGTGTTCCTTTCCTGTAGATTAATGACTTGTCGATATATTTATCTAAATTGTTCACCGACCTAGGGAACGCAATATCTTCCGCTGGTAGTTGTCTAAAATTATTACGCTCTTCAGATATAAGAGTCTGGATTGTCTTTTCGTCAGACTCCAGAATCTTTTTAACCGTATCCTTAATGAGATCTCTACAAACAGCGGGAGTAGACGAGCGGACTGCTTCAATTCCCTGAACTTTGAGCTTTGGTGTTTCATATTGAACTCCTTCGTTATTCCATACGTTCAATACATAATGTTTCTTACCAGTCCAGATACCTTTCTCTGCGATCACCTCACGAGCCATAACCATCTTCTGCTCAGCACAGTTCATGTATTCTTTTAGCTCTTCGTATGATTGTGCAAGGAGTGGTTCTATCTTTTCTGTAGCAACTTTGTCCAGAAACGATACAGGGTCCCTCGGCTCCACAGCACTAACAAGATCGCCCATACGGATGTATAGAGAATCAGTATCGATGGCAACAACATAATCTTTATCCTCTGTCTTTAAGACTTTGTTCATATATGCATTGATCTTTTGTTCTGCCCATCTAATAGTTAGCTGGCCAGACATAGTAATTGACTCAGCTATACGCTGATCAAAATATCTAAAGTATTCGTTTGAGGTAGCACCATACAAAGAGTTCATAAGAATCTTGATACCCATCTGCTGGTTACCATATGTAGCAATCTCTTTCTCGAGTTGATACACAGCATGCTTATCAGACTTATCAGTCTTTACAAGTTTTTGTTCAGCAGCAAGCATCTTCTTCTTGATCACAGATCTATCATTGTAGAAACTCTCAACAATAGTAGGAATCAATCCTTTTCTTGTTTTATCAAAAAGATTGCCTCTTGCAGTCATAATATGATTTGTATTGAATACAAACTTCTCTTTGTTCAGTAACTTATCAACAGTTACATCTGGTACTACTTCATCAAGGACAGTCTCGGGTGATAGATTGTATTGCATCATAATATGAGGATACAGAGAGTTCAAGTCAAACGATACAACCCACTCATGCATACCAACAATAGGATCTTTAACATGAGCACCCTCAATCTGTCTATCTTTGTGTCCATCCTTCTTTGGAGGTACAACAATATTCTTATCTAAGAAGTCATTATATAGGATAGCATCCCATACGCCAACAGTTCTGAATGCTTCTTGATAGTTAACATGACCTTTGTATGCAATCGTCATACACAAAGTAATCAGACCGAGCTTGTCTTCCAATCGATCCACAAGCTGCACGTCGATTACGTTATAGTCAATAAACTTTTGATAGTTGGCTTTATAGAGACCCATAAGATCTCCAAACTCCGAATAGTCTAACTTACGCTCACCAAGAACAACATGAGCAACATGGTTCAAAGCATACGACTCTTGCGTACCGTATGTATATGCAAACTTCTTAAACAGATCCATATAGTCAAGCTGCTGGATACCATATACCTCATACACTTGTTGAGTGTTACCACCTATGACTATCTCACCACCATTAACTATATTCCATGGTGATAGCTTCTTCATAAACTTATCACCAAGCATACGTACGGTACGGTTGACAATGTATGTCATATCAAACATACGAGAGTTCCAACCAGTAACAACATCTGGATAGTTCTTAGACCAGTGATCAATAAACTTGATCAACAGATCTTGTTCGTTGTCACACTTTATGTATTTGATGTGAGCGTTCTTTACAACAGTCCTCTCTGTACTGTAATCTCCGCAACCCCAACAATAGAAGATGTCATCAACATTGTCTTTAGTTGTGATAGCAGTAATAGGATACAGAGCATCAGCAGGATTAGGAAAACCTTGATCGGATTGGACCTCGATGTCAATAGTAGTAACCCTAACGAGAGAACGATCAAATTGAACAATGCCAGGCCATGTAGACCCAATGTAGGTATGGACATAGTTTTGATTCCCATGTATTTCAAAGTTGTCTATGTCTTTGTACTTATTAACAAAGTCACGACAGTCACGCATAGTACCAGGTTGGATTGCTCCAACTGGCTTGCCATCTATAGTACGATACTGGGTAGGTTCTTTGGTAGGAATGAACAGAGTGGGTTTGTATTCCACTCTGCCCTTTATACGTTTGCCATTCTTGTATCCACGTACAAGAATATCATTACCCATACGATTCACATTAGTATAGAAAAATTCATTCATTACAATAGTATAGTCTCACTTCAATATAATGTCAACTAGTTAAGTGGAATTAATCCTTGATCAGCAAGAGGACCATCAGCAGCTGACATTTTCTTAAACATAACATCAAAGTCTTCTATACCAGGAATAATACCAACATGTTCCTTCTTTATATAGTAATACAAAGGACGAGAAACACCATATGATTGATTAGCAATAGTTTCAAATTCTGGCAGCACTCCATCGACAGCTACTGCTTTCACTTTGTCTCTATTCATATCTAAGAATGAAAAACCAAATACTGCAAAACGATCTTTATCTGCTTGCAACTTTTCAATAAGCAGGTTATCGTTTTCACCCATCTGTACAACATGTTCATCTGTTCTTACAGCAGTACATTGTTTCTTAGCTACTTTCTTGTCTAAGCCATATACTTTACGACATACATTATGCATAATAAGTTCTACAAATGCATCACGTGTACCAGATGTTGTAGGTGGTACCATAATATCAATCTTTTTGTTAGGAAGTGATGGGTTGATATCTGACCACATCTTATTTGGATTAGCTACAAACTCTGAACCGTTCCAAACATTAAAGGCAACTGCTTTGTAGATTTCTTCTTTTGTTAAAGCAATAGAATCTGCGGCCGCAGATTGTGAAAATGTAATACCATCATAACCTAGTAGACGTTCGATTGGTGTTACACCATTCTTTGCACAGAGCTCTGCCTCTGTCTTTTTAATTGCTCTTGATGCATTTGTAATGTCTGGTGTGTCAGTTCCAACACCTTTACAGAACATTTTCATACCACCACCTGAGCCTGTTGACTCAATCACTGGTGATCTGAAATTAGAAACTTGACCAAACTTTTCTGCTACAGTTGTTGCAAAAGGAAAAACCGTCGAGGATCCGACGATTGAAATTTGATCACGTGCATATGCGGAAGTTGTAAATAAAATACTAAATAGTACTAAGGCTAATTTTTTCATATTAGTCTCCTGTTGATTAAACAAATAAAGAGTCGAGGCTGCAACCTCGGCTCTTGTGTTATATAGGAAACTTCAACATCGTAAATATTATAGAAATATTAAAGTTTTATTAAATTTGATACTGCTTAGGAACTGTTCCCCAGCCCACTGTTCTACTCCAATCACGCTGCGTGTAGCCCTTTCAGATCATACCAATAGCCATTTCAGTAGTCTCATCAACTCTTCTAGTCCATCCTTTACCGAATGTTTCAAATGTTGATAGTGACTCATAGTATTCTTGACGTGCAGCTTGATAGTTTTTGATTGTCTGTTCAACACCCTCAGACTCAACATAGTTAGATAGAGCTTTAAGTGTGTTTGGACCAATACCACCATCTGCAGTTGTACCAATCATTGTCTGAAGATACTTTGCAGCACGACCGGTACCAGCATTAACGCCAAAGTCAAAGACACAGAGATCAAGGCCTGACGGAAGGGATTCGGCTTTAACTCTGTCCCAGTAGTTCTTTTTGTAGATTGGTTCGACATCTTCGACCTCCAGGTCTTTCATATCTTTTGTACCACCCCATTCTTCGTACACCCGCTTGGTAACACCGAGATTTGTTTCTCCACCAGGATCTTTTGGATGGTTTACGTATCCACCTTCGTGATGTAAAATAGTCTCTAAACATTTTTCCCAATTTTCTGCTGCCATTTACCAAGTTCCTTTTTCCATATAGCAATTGTGATCAGGTTTATTTTCAACCTGTTGTACCCAATTCAATTCTTGGATCAATCGATTGTACCAGTTTTTATCATGCTGGTCATGTGCTCTATTCATATCATCCATTAATGTTGATATGCGAGTCTGTATGTAATTCTCTCTTGCATTTGATTCTTTTTTAGCTGTACGTCTCATCAGCTTTTTCCTCTTCCACCCAAATAGTTGTATAATCTGGTTCACCAGTTTCAGTCTTTACAACTTTATTACCGGAACAATCATATACCCATGGCCTTTTTGCTGGGTCCATTTGTATTTCGTTATCCATCAGTTCCTCTTTGTAAACGTATCTGGAATGTCAGACTGATTCTCACATTCACAATTGTAGCAAACATCATTTATACAATCTCTGCACTCGCTCTCATTACAGTGGCATTCGTGTCCGCATTTCTTACACATATACACCTCCTATAAAAGCAATAAGGAGCGGTTGCCCGCTCCTCATATTTAGGTTAACTTAATGCATCATTTTCTTCTTCTGTATAAGGCCACATTATTTATATCCGTTTACTTCCGCAGTTAGTCTTCTTTCCAGCTCAGCTAAAGTGAATTGACTTTCACGGTAGCGTAGTGGATTACCAGTATACAAGTTCAATGAAAATATCTTTTTAAGAATTTTACTCACCAGTAACCTCCTTATGGACTCTGTCAATTGTCTTCTTATTGAGTTCATGCAAGAGATGATAGTAATCATCTTTTCTGTATTCACCGTATCTGATCATCTGCTCAGCAACATATTCATTGGCTTTGGTTTGTCTTGCAACCATCATACCAATCATAACACCTTGAAGAGTTCTTTTGATGCCATTAGTTATAGTTTTTAGAACGCTCAGGAATCCATCAAGCAGACTCAGTGAGTAGTTCAGCGCTATTGTTGTCATTTGTTTCCTCGTTTTTTCCAATTAGAATTTTACGAGGCTGCTTCTCTTTAGGCAGAACGACTTCAAGGTTGACAGCCAAGATTCCGTCCTCAAGATCTGCTCCAGTGACTTCAGTGTATTCTGATAGTCTAAATGACTTAGTCCAGTTCTTTGCACTAATACCTTTATGAACGTATCTATTTTGTTCACGTCTTTGTGGACGCTCACCTTTGATAGTAAGGACATGATCCTTAACTTCAATATCAATATGTTCTTGTTTGAATCCAGCCACAGCCATCTCAACGGTGAATTTCATTTCATCGTTCTTTACGACGTTGTGTGGTGGGTAGGTATCCTTCGCGTGCTTGTGAATGCTCTCAAGCTGATCGAAGATGTGGTCGAAACCGATGAAACCCGAACGCGGGTATACTAATCCAGTCATATGTTCCTCCTATTGACTAGCAAGGTTAAGTTATGGACCCGCGGCGCGGCATCCAAAATTATTTAGCTTCCAATCTCTATAGTTGCTAAATTTTTTTGAGAAAATTGTTCATATAAGAACTGTACGTCGTTCTTACCATACTTGAGACTATTTCTCGTAAACGGTTTATGGTCAAGAAACTGACACTCCCATAGTTTCTTTTTACCTTTGTAAAATGGAATAACAGACCCAACCATATCACCATGAGGTGAGTAGGCAAAGTACTGCCAGTATCCATTATCATGTCTTACTTTATCCCATCTAAATTCATTCATCGTAACATAACCATAAGTAATTTTATAGAACTATACATCATAATTGCTATAATCAATGCAAAAGTATGACTATCTGTAATATGTTTTATTATACCACCAAATATGCAAATGGCAACGATAAAACATAATTCACCCCAGCTGTCAACTAAACTGTCATTGGTAAGTTGCATGTTCTTTAAACACCCACGAGTTTTCGAGTGACACAAAGTACAGAGGTCCACCTACATACCAATTAGGTGCTGGTCTGGTCTTCTGCCAGCGTGCAAAGGCAAACTTGTACATATTGTAGAAGTTACGATATCCTTTGATAGGATCTTTCTTTTTAGCTTGGTCAGGCATAGCTTGTACAAACTCTGTCTTGCGTTGATAGAGGAAGTCAAGATACTTCTCTTGTGCTTCACAAACCATAACCAAACCCTCAGATGCATGAGCCTTGTTATACCGCTTTGAGTACTCAAGACACATAGCACGAGTATGTTTGATTAACCATTTGTAGTTTCCTCTCGACTCAGCAAGCCATAAGGTACAAGGATGCTTGCAGACTGATAGCGGATAGCCATACAGTCCTAGCGTTTGAGAAGGGAGAGAAGAGTCAGCACCCTTGTACCTATCTTTGTAATTCATATCTATAACAGCAGAGAACATCTGAATAGATTCAACAATCATCTTCACAATGTGCTGGTCGCACATCATCTCAGCTGCTATTCTTGGGTTACGATCTAAAGCAAATATATTCATTATACTCTTGCCTCAAATTCAACACGCTTAAGCGATTTGTTAATAATCTCATTAGAACGGTTGTGTGCCATCTTCAGAAAACCATCGCGACCAAACTGCTCAAGAACAGCTGCTTCAATAATCCAACGATAGTACTGAGTAATACGATCTTCGATGATATCCCACTTATTAGCATTCGAAGCATAGATAGGAAGATCACGAGTACGAAGGTTAGAATCTAGAACACGAAGCTCACGACCACGATTCATCAAACCATTGTTGAAGATGTCATGTACAACATTCTGTGCACGACGGAAACGATCAAGACGCTTGTTCTTAGTATAGCGCTTCTCACAAGGACCAGTCATTGGTACACGCTCATTGAGCAAATCAATAACAGTCTCAAGGTCACCTAAAGTTCTTTCCATCCACATAATATATTCTCCTCTTATTTCTCACTCTATATACTATCGCATATAATGAAATAAATGTCAACCTCTGATTTGTTTATTTCTTTTTAACTTTTTTAAACCATAGCTATGATACTTGACATGCTTCAAGGGAGGCTTCTTCATCTCAGCTTTGAGAGGTGAATTGTTAGCATATGTCAAATCATCTTTGGGCATAAGATAAACACTCGTTCCATATTTCAGTTAATGCATTGAATACATCTTCCTTATCCATATGTACTACAAGATCCATTTGAGGTTTCATAATATCAACCCACTCTTCAAAATTATCACATTCTAGAACAACATCAGAAGCTGCTTCAAAAAATTGATCTTCAAGATCCATTGCCATTGCTTTTACTTTACCCATAATATATCTCCTTACCAAACCAGCAGAATAGGAACTGCTGCACAAACTACTACGAAAATCAAACCAGCCAACAATTGTTCAACATTATATGACATTATACTGTCTCCTTCTCACCAAGACGAGTAAAACCAAAACCAGATACTACAAACATCCGGCCGCGGTCATCACGAATGATGTCACCAACTGATACTGAATGCATACGGTCTAAACGATTGATCTTTGACTCAGGACCAATATTGCCAATCTCGAACACCTGATCCATATCAGCAGCTTCGATCTCACAAACAATCTTGTAATCTCTGATTACATCAATAGGGTTAACTTCACCGAACATACGAGCATTGATAGCTGCTTCGGTTGTCTTATCACCCTTATTTTGCAAAACTTGATAAATCATTGTACTCTCCTCTGTTTCTCACTATATATATCTTCCGATATATTAGTTAAAAAGGCAACAACTAATTTCAGTTTTTTTCAATTTTTTTTATTTTTTATTCGTAGGTGTTGATACCAAGCCATGCGCTAAAGCCAAACACTTCCATAATCATAAAAGTAAAGAACATGATTACCATAGCCCACATGATTAGTTTACCATTGAAGTTTGATGCAGCAAGTTTGATAGCAAGGATCTCGTTACCAAAGAATCTGAGCATTAACTCAAACTCATTCTCATCGCTTTTTACTTCTATTGATTTTTTCTTTTCTTCAGCCATTATTCATGTTCTCCACCATATGGATCTTTATAAGGACGTCCTTCAATCCATAATGTTCTAGCTCTACTTGGTGTAGATGTTGGAAACTTTTTAAAGAATCCAGGATTAGTTTTTGCAACTTCAAAAGTACCTACTGTGACTACAATGGCAGCAAGAACAAGAGCATGAGCAATCATACTTACACCCATGACCCAAAAACTACCTAAGTACATACTGAATACTATACACCACATCCAAGCAAGTACTTGAAGTACCATATGTCTTACTTGTAAGTCTGGAATATGTTTAAGAGGATTAATGTCTGCATCCATAACACCATTCCAGCTGTTAACTACCATTTCTCTCATTGGATTAACTCCTGTTTCAAATATCAATTTATTTGGATAGTGAGCATCTACAGTGTCTTTGTAATCTATTGCATTATATAAATCATCAAACACTTTAGAAACTTTTCCTTCTCTAAAGTATGCTGTTACTCTGTAAAGCATTAGCTTGACCTTGAGTTATATTGAATTGATAACTCATCAGCTACTCTGAGTGCTTCTTGTTCTGATCTGGCACCTTCATTAATAGTGATAGTTTGTTCAATACCACCATTTGGGTTTCTAACTTGAACAGTCCACTGGCCATTGGTGTTCTGCGTTTCAGACAAAAATGGCATACATGTTATAGTATAATCACTCATCGCTTCTTTCCTATATTATATTTTGGTGTCAATGTCCACTCATCCTTTTCTTTGAATGGAAGTACTTTGATTTGACTAATGTTTGCAATTGGATCTGTAGATTTGTTTGGATCAACAAGACTGATTAGTCCCCACTCTGCCAATAGATTAGCAATAGTGTTTCTTCTTGCAACATCATCATCTGCAAAGTTAGTTGGTTTGCCATCAAGTGCAAACAATTCTTTGAAATGTACGAGAAAGTATCTACCCTGTTTGTGTAGAATATGACAGCTCTGATATAGAGTTCTGTCTTTTCTTGATGCAACTCCAATACGAGTTAATGTCTCTCTAACTTTTAGGAAGTCGTCATCATTGTTGAGTTTAATCTCAACCATCTGATCAATATTGGTCATTTCACTCCACCTTTATAATTTTTCAATCGTTCTATATGTTCATCACTAAGAATACCAACTACATCTTTCGCTTTAGTTATACTGTAGCCATAGTATTCTTGGATCGCTTCAAGAACATCAAGCTCCTGCTTTTTGTTCCACTTACTAAACCGTTTCTTCTTTCTTATGCTATTTAGTAAATAGTCAAACTGCAGCTGATGATCTACATGGTGGTTGCAGTTCATCTCATTAGCTTGAAAGGTAGTGTCAATGAAATATGATAGGCCTTTGTTTACAATGAACGGAACATACTCCTTTTCATTGTCTTCTGTAATAACACCACTCTTCTTGTAAGTGATGTCATTAATAATCTCAAATGGATTCATTACTCAAATTCCACATCGATCATAATCTCCGTCAAACATGCAACCAGATTAACTTCTGGATCTGCAACAAATGCAGCTTTGTATTGATAGTCCGCAAGGATCATAACAAGTTTAGGTATGAACTCGTCTTTAACGTGCTTATTGGACGAGTCATACAACTTACGGAAAATAGCTTGCGGATCGTTATCAAGATTTTCACCTACCCAACTCCTCATCTTAGTAAAGTTTTTGTCTTTCAAATATTCAACTAGCTGAACGATAGATACATCAGAAACAGCTGCAAGCAGACCACTATCAATCCTACCAGATACGGAATAACGCTGTAGCTGGTTAAGTACTCTTCTAAAGTCTGGAAAGTGCTTCTTGATAACTTCTGCGACAACCTTTTCGTCATACTCGACGTTGTTCTCTTGAAGTATGTTCTTGACTCTCTTAAACAGCTCAGCAGCAATCTGTGGCTTTTCTTTAGAAGGGATACCAACTTCAATAACAGCACACCTGGAGTGCAAAGGATCAATAATCCTGTTGCGATAATTGCATGTGAGAATGAAACCGCAGTTAGCTGAAAACTCTTCCATGAAATTGCGAAGAGCTGGTTGAGTAGATTGGGGATTGAGATAATCCGCTTCATCCAAGATAACATACTTGCGTCCACCTGTCAGTGACATTGCTGATGCAAAGTTCTGTATATCAGTTCTCAAGGTATCAATGTTACCTTTCATCGAACCATTGATAACTATATAGTCGCAACCAAGCTCATTTAGTATAGCTTTTGCCACACTAGTTTTACCAACACCAGGTCCACCACTAAGCAGCAGATTAGGTATATGCTTCTTGTCTACAAATTGTTGAAAAGTGCTCTTTAGCTCTTCAGGTAATATGCACTCACTGACCGTCTGCGGACGGTACTTCTCTACCCATAATACTTGTTCCATAATCACTCATACTTACTATTGTTTTCACATGCAATCCAATACTGCATACTCTTGTCAGTTGACTTGAGATAGACAACACCACCAGATGTAACTTTAACGTCATAGCTGCCAGGCATCATCTTCAAGTTCTCAACACTCAGTACAGCTTGGAAAGCAATCCGTTGTTGTTCTAAGTCACCAACCTTTCTTTCGAAAGTGTTCGTTGCAGTATTCTTAGTATCCCTTGCAACGATATAAATGTCACCATCTTTTCCTTCAATTGTTATCTCAGGTAAAGATAAAACATTCGCACCTTGTAAGATAGACTTGTAGTCATTCTCACCAAGTGTGAACTCTGCTATGACATTCTCTACTGCAATAGGTTTGTCAGGTGGTGAGAACACCATCTCTGGATCAGCAAAGAAATACTTAGACTGGGTTGCACCAGACTTAATAGTAATGTAGTGATCATTGAAGAAGAGATCAGGATCTTGGAAGAGACTGAGAACACCTAACAATCTATTCAATTCATAGATTGCAAAGTCTTGAGGAAACTCTTCCTCGATCACAGCCTCTCCTAAGATCGTCTTCTGAGGAGATACGGTTCTCAATTTGTTACCTTTGCGAATCACCAGGGAGGGGTTGATGTTTGCAAAGTTCTTGAGAACCGCAATAGTCTTTTCACTTAATTCCATAACAAAATTCCATTTCATTAGCGAGCTTTGATCTGACTCAGATCAGCTGTAGCAGCTGCGCCCACTTGCGCTAGATCTTGTAATGATCCAGCAAACATATATGAGCCCATGTGACTTAATTTCATCCACGGACACATCCAAATATGTAATCCAGCCTTACGTCCCCACTGACAGAACATATAGTCCTCAGATAGATAACGCTTAGAGTCAGGGCAGATAACGCAATCAAAGTAAGCCATGATCTCACGTGTACCATCAAAGTTCTTGGTACGAACATGATCAGGCTTGTATGAGAACTCAGGATATGTTTCTGCATATGTCTCAAAAGCAGATCGCTGGATCATCATAAATCCAGTACCACCTTCAAGCACTTCTACTGGTTCATCGATTCGAATCTCTGTAGATCCTTCCACAGGATTGAACACATAGTCACCAATATAGTTCTCAAGGTTGTTTGGATTCTCATCACCAAAGCCTTTATCAACTGCACGTTTAACTTTTTCCCAAGAGATAGTCTTCTTAGGATAAGGACCACAGATAATATCTTTATCAGACTCTGGATCAGCAATTGCAGCTAGTGCAAGTACATCATTGGGATCAAATCCAATATCTGAATCAATGAACATCATGTGAGTACATTCTGAACGTAGAAACTCATCTACAAGATAGTTACGTGCTCTTGTAATCAACGACTCATTAAACAGATAGAAGAACCTAACTTCAACACCATACTGAGTAGCAAGCATAGCTAGATCAGAGCAGCTCTTCGCATACTGTCCACCACACATACCACCATACATAGGTGTTGCAACAAAGATCTTACGTTTACGTAGCTCTTGTACGTCAATTGATACTTCCATTAATCGGTTCTCCTTACATTATAAATTTTTTGTTCTTCTGGGCTAGTTGCCATTACCTGTTCCTGGTGATGAAGATATGTTTCTGTCTTGTACATCTTTTCATCAGCTTTACCTGTACCATAGTCACCATCATATTGATTGAGTGCTTCTGCCTTGAACAGTAAGAACTGACCAACTCTAGTACCTTTACGGATAACAGCTGGGCCAACATTAACATGCAATGCACCAGCCATTACACCTTGATATCCGCTATCATATAAACCAGATGTGATAAACAAACCATTACGATTCAAAGTGGAACGTGTGATAACCCAACCAGCTTCATCTGGTCCAATAGTAATCTCACCTTCCATAATAATTTCGTACGTGCCAACACCTAGATGCCAATCACCACTTTCATCAGGAATCATTTCAAGTGATCCTCGATGTGTCTTTGTTGTCTCATTGATAGCAAAGTTGACATGTTCATTGATCTGAAAGATCTTGTCAACCTTCAGATCAATTGCATTGGGTTGTACTTGATTTGAATCAAACTGACTTAGGTTGCTTCTCGTCTTCTCCGACGCTAGATGAATCATTCTTTCCCTCCATAAAGCTAAAGTTGTATGCCAAGATTGCGTAGTGGATAAGTTTCATCAGATCCTTAGGATTCTTACCATCCTTCTTACCAAAACGCATAGCATACTTCATAAGGGTTCCCATGCACATCTCCTCAGCAATGCCCATGTTCTCCCACACGTCAATTGTTTGTACATCTTTCTTACCAACATAGTGTTGATTGTAAGTAGATGTGATATATTGATAGATCTCTTTCAAGATCTTATCTTCATTGTATTTGTAATCAACTTTCACTTTTATACTCCACAAGCTCACATGGTCCATGATAAACTAGATCAACTTCGTCAACCTCAAAACCAGCCTCTTCGAAGGCGGTATATTGATCATTATCCCACATTTCTTCAACGATATCAACAGTTATCACATCATCTGGATTATCCATGTTGTGACACTGGAAAATATCAAACGCACAACAATCTATCAAGCCGTTATCATAGATGGTATACTCACTTACAGCAACAGGGGTCTCTTCAAAGATATAAGTTTGAATCTCTGATACTTCATCTTCATCTAGTTCGAGAATTGTTTCACCCCAACGAAACATTTCTTCAACACCAAAACGGCGGCCTCGATTATCTGACCAATACTCTATTTGCCAAACATTCTTTTTTTCAAGATTTTTTAGAATGTAAAGTTTTTTCTCACTCATTTACTTATTTTCCATCTCCCATGTCTCAGATTCATGTGTACTAATCAGCCAACTAAATCCATATTGCAATGGGTGATAGTCATTTAGTTGTTCACGGAAGGCTTCAATTTCACTAATCTGTTCTTCAGTTAAATCAATGACTTCTTCTACACCATAAAACTCAGAGACATAGTCCCATACACATTCAATCATTTCACGTTCAACCCACTCATCAATCTTATGAGTGCGATGCCAGTAGAAGCCTTCTTCGTCAGACATTATAGATACTCCTTGCATAAGTCATCAATGTATTCCATATTATCCATTGCTTTCTCAATAAAGTCAACGACTTCTGTCTTGAAGTTAAAGTCAACCTCATCCTCAAACTTACCATTACGACGACCAGTTGGAGTGTCATCAAAAGTCTGATCGTTCAAGCCAAGCCATACAGCAGCAGATGAATCCCAAGTATCAATAAATCCAATGAAAGGATTCATAAACATAATCTCGTTGGGACCATCTACCATTCCAAGGAAGTGAATTTTCTTATTGTTCATTTTGATATCAGATAAGATACCTTTCTTCTTGAGATCATACATCAGACGAAGACGAGAGTTGAATCTTTGTAACTTGTTACCAGACTCAACATCATATGCAAGAGGAGCAGCAAGAATAGAGACACCAATGTAATCTACAAGATCAGACTTCGAAGCCCATTGGAATGCATACAATAGATCATCAATAGATCCTTTATTGCCTTGAGGTACAAAGAAAGTACCAAAGCCTTCTTCTTTAATCACAGGAGCCATTGTCATGGCTGCTTCGATTGTATTTTCGGGATCAGAGTCTGGATAATCAGAGAGAACAATATAGTCAGCATTGATACGTTTGCCCATGGTAATCAACTTACCTGAATCATACATAGGACGATTCTGCTTGTACATTTCAAAAGCAGAGTTGTCCATGATAATCATACAACCATACTTTTCTTTTTGTTGTAGATAATAGTTGACGTAAGACTCATCCTCTTCAATGAGGTGAGCTAATACCAAATGGACAGGACGTCCATCTGTCACAGATAGATGTGGCGTGGGAGCGATATGACAAAAGTCCATAATATACCTTTCAATTCAATTGTATTAATTATTTATTGCTTCTTGTGATGAATTTGTGGTAGTGGTACCATGGCCATGTGATCATCATGATGCACCTTAGCATATGAACGACCACCTCTATTCATCAAACCACCATAACGGCCAGTCTTTTTAGTCTTACCGTCATTGTCAGTATATGACACAGGATTGTTCTTTCCAACTTTCCTAAGGTGTTGTTTGATATGACCATACTCATCTTCAGCAAGTACGTGTTTCTTAAATGAATCCATCTTTACCTCTTTGGATAGAAGACAACAGAACCATTCTCGTCATCTTCACTAACTTCGATTGTTACATCTCTATTAGGGTATTTAGCTTTCACTTGCTCGTAAAGGTCATCAGAAATCATTTCGCAAGACTTATAATCTAGAACGAGTACTCCAGTATCGTAACATCGTTCGAGCCATCGCTTAAATTGGATGAACTCAATGTCTCGATCATCGTGAAAAACTTCGATTGACACCCTGAAATGAAACACATGACGATGAGGATAGCCAAGAAACGATACATCATCCCAATCTCCTGTCGCTAGTTTTGGATCGTCAAGTGCAGCAGGATACTTGTGAATACCTTCTTTCTTGAACTTAACCCAGATTGATTTCTTAACTTTAGGTTGACCAATACCTTCTTTGATATCTTGTTCTTTCATTGCTTCCATCATTTCACTATAGTATCCCATTATCTATGCCCCACAGTAGCTTGCTGTAGTTGAATATCTCTCGTCCATTCATCCTTTACTGAAGGATTGTAAAACTGTCCGTGGAGTACAGTCGTTTGAGTGAGAGAGGAGTGAGCCTGTACTCCACGGTTCTCCATACAACCATGTGTGGCTTGAATGTAGACAGCTACATCCTCAGTTCCTGTGTGTTCCATAATCTTCTCAGCAATCTGCCGACATAGTTCTTCTTGCAAAGTTCCACGACGAGCACACCACTGAGCGATACGAGCATACTTACTGAGACCAATCACACGAGTGCTTGGGAGAAGACCAATATAACAGACACCCTTGACAGGCTGGTGATGATGTGAGCACATAGATAGAATCTCAGCTCTAACATTAATCAGACCAGCATATCGATCACGAGGGTTGTCGTTAGGGAATGCGGTTACCTTAGGTGCAGGATCATACCTACCAGACATAATCTCTTTGATATACATCTTAGCAAGTCGATGCGCTGTGTCCATAGAGTTTGGATCGTTCTTACGATCAATCAACAAACTATCGAGTACACCTTCAAACTTTTCTGTGAGCTCATCAATAAGCTCCTCACGTTCATTACCTTCAATAAACTTAGAGATATTATCACCAGCCCAATACCTGGCTCCAGACTCTTCAATACGTTGTCTGATAATATCTGATACTGTAAAACTATTCTTCGCCATCTATAAATCTTTCTTTCCTTACTTGGAAGGGAGTGTACACTGCACTGTTACTTCCATGCTCACTACATTCAGCTGACTCACACCAACAACGTCCATCAGTCAACCCTCTCACTAACTCATCAGCAAACTTCCATGCATGATAAGCAAACCTTTCTGCACCAACACCATCAACAATTGTTAACTGTGCTAGTCCTTTTTCTTGTAACAACTTAAAGTCGTCCAAGTGTGGATCAGCTTGATCCAATACAACTTTATGATCAAACATATGCTCGAGCCATTGCTTGAGAGGTTTCAGTCCTCCAAAGTCAACTGCCCAGTTCTTGTTATCTAACTCACTGCATCCAAATGTGAACTTGAATCCAAGACTATATCCATGTAGATACTTACAGTGTGAATGATCAGCGTGAGGCTGTCTAAACACAGCACTCAATCCAATACTGTGATTGTATGTCTTTGTACTATAATACATCTTACGTTCCTATTGCATTACCAAACAAGTAGCAGTGTAGTCTGCCAGATACGTTGTAGCCTTTCTCAAAGGCTATCTTAGCAACTTCACCAGCACCTGTCTCTTGATCTTCTACTGTTGCACCCACAGGCATAATATATACTGGCCAGTATACACCAGCTTGCCGGAATTGGTCAACAACATATTCGAGTTCTTCCCACTGTTCTTTCTTTGGACCCATTACAAACTTTAACTGTCCTTCTGGTGTCTTCCATTGACTGTTGACCAACGAACTATACATAGCATACTCACCAACTATTTCTGGTTTGATAGCCTTCTCTGGTTTCTCACCAGCAACAGTCCATAACTTTGGTGAACATGAAAAGAATAGAGGTGTGTTAAACATTCCTCTGTTTGCAAGAAAGTCTCTGAATGGTTCTTGTAACTCTTGTGTACCATTAGTCTCAAATGTAAATGACTTTGGTAAGTTCTGATCAAGTTTCCAGCACTCATACATCTCCATGAATGCTTTCTGTCCATGAGCCATCAAAGGTTCACCACCTGTCAAACACATATGTGCTGTCATCTTAGATTCTGGATGAGCAAACATACCTTCTGGATTAGTTTCAGTCTTTGCTGTCTCTTTGATAAGATCAACCAACTCTCTAGCAGTCTTTTGACCCATAAGATGTTTATACTTCTTTGACCATGTATATGATGAATCACAACCTTTTGACCATACTGGAAGATCCTCAACTCTTGTTACTGTTGAGGTATCAAAGTCTTGATATGGTAACTCCCAAGATTCTGGATTGGTAGGATCAAGTTGACCAAATCCATCACACTGCAGGTTACACAGAAAGAATCTCAACCAGAGAGTCCACTGTCCTGTATATAAACCTTCACCCTGAATAGAGTTGAATGTTTCTGAATAGTAATATTTTTTCTCACTCATTCTTTTCTCCAATAATTGGAATAGTCTTCTCGACTTTCTCCTTAATATCAATGACATTATCTGTCTCTATAATATCAATGATTAACTTGGTTAAGTCAACATCTTTTTGCAAGTTTGCAATTTTTCTTTGGATTGCAGCTAGTTGTTCTTGATAGAACTCAAGCTCCTGCTCTTTTCTTAATTTGTTCTCAATAAGTTCACTGAGAACAATAATTTTCTTTTCGTTGGTCATACCAACTCTTCACAGATTCCTAACCCTTCTGCTCCAAGCAACATTAGACCTGCAATAAAAAAATTACCTTGAATCAGAAATACACATCCTACAATTCTGATAGCGCTCTTTGCCAAACTAACATAGAAGTGACCTTTACCAGGATCTTTAAAAGCAATTTGCATTACTTTTCTATCCTTTCACCAATCTGATCTTTAATCTCAATGATACGTTTATCTAGAACACTGATAGCTGTGCTAATGTGTCCTGTATATGGCGGTATGCATCTGCCATTGTCATGTGGTTGTAGTAAAGTTTTGAGATGATCTCTCTCACGGATAAGATGCATCATATGTTCAAGCAACTGCCTGCCGTACATTTTTCTTCCTCATTCTATCAAGTTTCACTTTTTGTTTCTTAGCAAGGTCAAGATGATATCTGTTTGCTCTCTTCTGATAAAGAACACCTTCTAAGTGATCATATTCATGTTGGAAGATCCTTGCAGCAAACCCATCTAGGTTAATAGTATCAATAACACCATTCTCAATAGCCATACGAACTCTGATATTCATATGACGTTTGATCTTGATGAAGAGACCTGGAAAAGTAAGACAGCCTTCTTCTTCAGTATACTCTTCACCACTATAGTCAACAATAGTTGGATTGAAGATAGCCATAATCTCATCAGGTACACTGTGATGCCCCATAACAAACATTCTATATGGCAAACCAACTTGTGGACATGAAAGACCAACTCCTTGATTAGCTACAAGTGTGTCTCTCATATTTTCAAATAACTCGGTAGGATCAATAGGTGGATTATCGAAATCAAACCTTTGAGCCTTCTGAGTTAATATTGGATCATACTGATCCACTAATTCATAAACCATCCACTTTGTCCCAGGTCAATATAAATTTCTATACTATGCAGTATAATCTCAATCACAATTAAAGTCAACAATATTTTCAGGAGTTTAGAGTTCACCTTTTTCTCTCATCTCCGCTCTAATCTTTGTTGCAGAAATGTTATGGATATCTTTACCTAGATCATGCTCTGTGAATGTATATCCAACACCACGTCCATATGAAATGTCAACAATATTTGGGACTCTCATAATAATATATTGTTTGCTGTATTCATAACCTGCTTTAGATAGTCCGTCACGAATGCCGTGCCATACATCTTCGTAGATAAACGGATTGTCTTCTTGCTTTGCAGTGCGACCTGCTCCTGCATCTGATCCTACAATTCCACCTACGTCTCTGACCATGATAGCTACTTGTCCTGTTTCAGCAAGAGCTCGTTTAAACAATTCTGTGTGTCCATCATGCCAAGGTTGCCATCTGCCTAGCATCTGTGTTGTGGGTTTTTGCCAATCAAACATTATGCAAACCTCAATGATGCTTTTGTAATAAAATAATCTCTGATATCATTTGCAATACCAGCAATCTCTCCATCTGATAAATGTCTATCAATATGATAGTCAACACCTTCAGGTTTCTCAAACATTTTGTTAGTGTCGTCATAACGACCTTCTTTGATAGTATCTAACCAAATAGTTACTTCTGGATCAAAATGTTTTCTTGTTTCATTTGTAGGTGCTACAAAGTCACAAATAACCCAACGGCCATTAGCAACTTCAAAGTCAGCAATAGTCTTCATTCTATTTGCTTGACGCATTCTACCAGTACTACTAAAGTCCCAGTCATTAGCTGCACCTCTGATAACATCTGCATTATACCATGCACAGTTATCTAAATGTTTAACTAATCTTTCTGCAAGCCAAGTTTTACCGGCACCTGGCAAACCGCAAACTAAAATTTTCATATTTTTTCAAACACCCATTTAACGTCTTTATGATCTGATAGATTCCTACTACGTGATCCAGTAGTATATAATCCAAATTGATATTCCAAATCTTTTCTCAATTGAGGATCAACAACCTCATTGATGTCAACAACTTTATGTTTGGTTGGATCTACATCATCTTTGTTGACCCACTCATAAGCTGCCATTCCTAAAATTAATGCTAATACAAGTTCCATATTATGTCTCCCATTTCATTTGCTCATCTCGAGCATATCTACAGCCGTCTACAAAATCTGCTTGTTCATCGTTCATATGAGCTCTGTACAAACTAAGTGAGTTTAACAATTCGTTAATCAAGTCAACATTACTCAGATGAGCTTGCAATTTCATAAGCTCTTCAAGTCTGTCCAACTTAGATTCTATCTTGTCATGTATCTTACTCATTCTGCAATCCTGCTGAAGTCTTTGTGTTTCTCAAATTTAATAGTTGAGAAGAACTTATCTGCCAATACATCACCTTTGTGTGAGATGACAAAGACGTTAGTCTCTTTACCCATCTGATGTATCAACTTCAAGAACTCATCACAACCACCACCATCCAACGAGGCATCAAACACTTCATCTAAGATTAGAAGATTGGTTGATGCGCTGTTCTTCATCTTTGCAATTGCTCGCCAAGTGAACAACAGTGACAGATCTATCCTCATCTTCTCACCTTCAGAAAAAGATGCGTATGAAAATATATCTCTATGTCTGGATTTGATTACCTCATTAAAATTTTCATCTAGTTCAAAGTTCACAAAAAAGTCCATTGCAGCAAGATACTTGTTTACCAACTTGTTCATCACTGGAACATATTGTTTGACGATACTTGTCTTGATACCTTTGTCTCTTAACAGATCAGCTGCAACGTCGAGGAGATGTTTCATATTGACTAACTCCTCTTGCTTTTTATCTAGCTTACTTATAGCAGTTTTTAGAGTCTTGATTGCTTTTTTTGTTTCAGTATTATTGTCTTCTGTGTTGAGAATATTTTCAATCTCTTGTTGGATCTTAGACACATATGACTGCTGAGCTGTTATCTCTGACGTCTTACCTTGTATGTTGGTTTGCTTGTTAATAATAGTATCTTGTATAGATATTATCTCGTTTAACCGGCTGTTAACAGCGTTATACTGCGTTGTGAGTTGCTCTAATGCATCATTAGTAGTACTTAACGAGTCTCTCTTACTGTCTAGTTGTTCCTTAACTATTTCAGCATTTAGATCCTGTTTACACGTTGGGCAGTTATCATTCTCTTCGAAGAACTTGATGTCCTTCTTCAACTTACGAACCTTATCTTCTATCTGAACCTCAAGCAGTTCAATCTTTTTCATCTTAGCTTTGATCTGCTCATGATCATTGATAGACTCTGACAGTTGATTAATCTCTTTGTTCAGTTCTTCTATATCAGATACCAATGACTCAATTGCTTCTTTTGTCTTGTCAATCTCAGCCTGATTGGCTTCTACTTGAGCAGTCTTGTTTTGTTGTAACTCTAACAAATAACTTTCATGTACTTGCAACTTGTCACCAGCAAGATCTAACTTGTACTTAACATCTCTCAAGTCTTCTGAGTTCTCTGCTAGACGATCCTTCAATAGAATGTTCATAGCAGAAAAGACTTTGATGTCTAATAGATCTTCAATGATCTCTCTTCTATGTGTGGCTGGTAGTTGCATGAAAGGAGTGAATGAAGCATTACCAAGAATCACAATCTGTGTAAATGATTTGAAGTTTAGTTTGAGAATGGTATCTTCAAGATATGCTTGATAGTCACGTGATGCACCAGGTTGGTTTATCATCTCATTGTTAACATAGATCTCAAATGGTGACGAACCGTACTTCTTGATACCACGCACAATCTTGTACTGGTTTGAACCAATAGTAAACTCAACCTCAACGAACGTACCTTTGCCGTTGATAGTATTGACTAGTTGTTGTTTAGTGATCTTTCTGAATGGCTTACCAAATAGACCAAAGCATATGGCATCAAGAATAGTACTCTTACCAGCACCATTCTCACCAACGATTAGAGTATTTGGATGTCTGTTTAGATCAACTTCCGTAAACACATTACCAGTGGAAAGAAAGTTCTTCCACCGGATCTTTTCAAAGACAATCATCTAACGATTTCAATCTCACTCTCAGTTTCAATTACAACTCTTGCACCGCAAGACAGCAATGGTTTATCATTGCCCCCATATAATACACGAGATGGCCCTTTAATGTCAACAGCATGACAGTAAGTATTTGTCCTGCCTTCTTTGATAGTAATGACAGGTTCATCTGTGCCGTGTTTTTTGTTAGCTCTGATCTTATGCTGATTGACGTGTATAAACTTTTTCATCTGTTAAATATTTCACCAAATCTGTATAGCCACCTATGTGGCGTTCACCAAAATAAATTTGAGGGACTGTTTTGAAACCCTCGGCCTTCAACCTTGCCTTCTCTTCTGGATGCTCTTCGAGCCTTACCTCATCATATGTGAGGTCCATAGTAGAAAGTGTATGCTTTGCTCTAATACAAAAGTCGCAAGAGTCCTTTGTGTAAATTTTAAACTTCAAGGTTGATAGCTTCATTGTAGAGATCCCTTATAAGATTATTCAGTTGTTTGTTATCACCAGCAAAATCAAGATTGTCAACATACTTTGTCAGTATAGTAAAGGTGTCTTCAGCCTCGTTGATAATCTCTTCATCTGGTTGTTTATCCAAATGTTTGTGGTCGTCAACAATAGAAACATTCAAAGGATCAGCTTTGTATAGTCTGTCCAGCAGTAAATCAAATGCATATGGGTTCGTCTTTTGTTGAACGATTACCTTTATATATGTATCTGTATACTTGGAGAAGTCAATGTCTGTAACTTCTTCTAAACTTTTTTCTTCATCATTGTAAACTATTTTGTGGAAGATTCTGTATGGGTTACGAATAAATTCTAGCTCTCTAGTATCAGTATCAAAGACATGAAAGCCACGATCGTCATTATAGTCACTCCAGAATATTTCATAAGGTGTCCCCAGATATGATATGTTATTCTTTGTGTGTCTATGATGAAAGTGCCCAGAACATACAAGATCAAACCTAGAAAAAACACTAGGAGATAATCCATGATCATGTTTGACTCCTCTCATAACTTGATAGCCTGATATCTCAAAATGTCCAAAGACAACCTGTGCCTTAGTTTGATTCAACTCGTCCATGCTTTCGTCAAAGTTAGATCTATTGATCCAAGGCATGAAACAGATATCACAGCCGTCAAAGTTCTTAGTAGTTGGTTTCCAATATGAGTTAATGTTTGCAAAGTCGTCTGCAAACAGTTCTTTCATTGAGTTGATCTCATTCGTGTTACGGAATGGTACGTCATGGTTACCAATAATAACGTGAAGGTCAATACCACGTTCTACTATTGGCTTGATAAAACGATCCTTAAAACGATTGAGAACAACAAAGTTGATATACTTGCGCCTATCAACGATATCTCCAAGATGGATGATTGTTTTAATCCCGTGCTTTTCCAAATAGGGAAAGAAAATATTATCGTGAAACTTAGAAAAGTAGTCCAAAAAAGCCACACTATCATTACGAGCACCCCAGTGCGTATCTGTCACTAACGCTATCTTCATCTACCATCTTGCCATTTCATCTGTCACATAGTTAAAGTTGATCACACTTCTCACCTTTTCATCAGTATGTGTTGTTGCTGTGTGTTTAAGATTAGAATCAAAGATAGCAATTCTATTCTCAACACTCTCTACTTCTACATCACCTTCAAACACAGTCTTACCGTTATTAGTGTTCAGATAATAAACAGCAGTCTTGCATCTATATTCTGTATCTGTATGCATA